CTACCATGTCACGGATTTGTTGAGAAGTAAAGCCAACTTGACTAACTTTAGCAACCGCACCAAACTTAACTGGATTGCCGACTGCATAGTAAGTACCACCTACAGCATCAGAAACCTCTAATTGAGTAGAGTAATAGTTTGAGCCATCAACTGTACCTGTTACAGCTCCGTTTGTAATTACCGCTACATGCTCACTATCACCGATATTCAAACCAACGATATTAGCACCTGTTGAACTTGCAGTAGTTGTTACCGCTACAGAAGAGGCTACCGCCCCTAAAGTATCATAAGTTTTATTTGCTGACATATTATCTCCTTACGCAATTACTGTTGCATCAGTAATGTTTTTCAAACGTGCAGCACTACGAGGAGCGAATACACCGAAACCACTATACCATTCAATACGAGTACGAAGAGCTGGTTTAGTTTGGAGTTCACCAAGATCATTAACCATCATTCCGCCGTTCTCTAGTCCTTGAACTTTACCCTCACCAAAAGACACGATATAGATTGAAGTTGTAGAAGAAGCTTCCGTAAACCCAAGAATATCAGTGTTATCGTTATCCTTATCTACGAGGATAATTGGAAGGTCATTGTACATAGTAACCTGACGCCCAAACTCATCCATAATATAAGAGATATTACCACCGACTGATGCAGTACGTGCTGCAACTGTCAAACGACGGCGCATTGCTTTGTTCATCAAGATAGCGTTAGCACCATCTACAGCATCAATAGCTTCATCAAGTTTTGCCAAAGACAATGGACCTGCTGAAGCATGATTAGCGATAACTGCTTCACCTGCAAGACGAACCTGTAAACCATCAAATTTCAATGGGTCAGTAGAACTGTCACCTTTGATGAACTCACGAGTCCAAGCAAGAGCCAAAGCTTTCACTTTCATGCCTTCATGCACTGAACGCTGGTCAGCACCCATAGTATCAAGGATAAATTTATCAACGTCCAAATCACCACCAGCAATAGTCAATGACTCTGTTTTAGGATTAATGATACCTGTTGATTCATTGTATGAACCATTCACGCCACGAAAGCCGATACCAGGCAATGTCTCTTCGATGTTATATTTCAACGAGTTACCATTGATAGATTGAAATGGAAGTAAACGTAAAATCTCTGAACTCTCAGCGAATTTAGCGATAACCCCAGCCTTATAAACGTCACCCGAATTAAGCTTTGAAGCTTCTAATAGCGTTAATGCCATGTTGTGTCCTTTTAATTAGTTTGATTGCGACCCATACGCATCATTTCGTTTGGAGTCATTTTAGAGGTGTCAATATCTTTTCCACCCGTTCCATTATTTCCACCACTTGCACCGCCGCCACTGTTTTGAGGGGCTTCGATATAAGCTTTACCTTCCGTAGATGCCCATTCAGTCATAAAATCAGCTAGAGCCTTATCGCCCACCATTGCTTTATCTCCGACTAATTGAGCCTGTCCACGCAATAGGGCTTTAACCGCTGGTAATAATTCCTTCTTGACGTTTGCGCTAATTAACGCATTATTCAATCCGTCATCAATAACCAACTTTGTTAATGCCCCTTCTTTTTCGCCCAGCTGTGTAGTGAGTTTCTCCAAGTCTTTAGCCTTAAGTTTAACATCACCGTTTAGTTTGGCGTTTTCACTCTCCAGCGAGTCCACACGATCTAAAGCCTTATGGTAAGCGTCCAGATCGACCTCACTGTTTTGTTTTTTAACACGCTTCATCTCATCTAACAGTTGCTTGTTCTTAGCGTTCATAGCTTCGTTATTCGCACGTTGTTCTTCAAGTTCTGCTGTTAATTCCTCGATTGTCTTCATAGCTACGTTTCCTCACAGAGGTTAATTTCTATTTATCACAGATAATATAGATACAAAATTATATCCTAATTCGAATACTTATCTTTCAACTCTTGAATAGTTAGTGTACGCCCTTGCTGATTAACCAAATCACTAAATGTAATCTTACCATCTTTGTATAGCTTATAACGTCCCTTTCCTAAATACTCTTCTTGGAACGCTTTATCTTTACCGCTGAACCACTTATCAAAGTTTGTACCACTTGAAACTTGACCATCCATTGAGGCTCTTGTGCCTTCTGGAATAACGATACCGCTTAGTCCTAGTTCTTTGTAGCTCTTGAGTATTGGTGACAATAGACTGCGACATCTGAAATGTAATGGTGGTCTTTTAAATGGAAACATTTTGCCTTTCTCATTAAGTCCTTTACCTTCCAAGTCCCAAAATGCCCCGTCACGTACTGCACATACTTGACTCGTTCTACTATCCAAAACTGATGAGTGTTCATAACCTTTGATAATATCCTCATTCTCACTATAAGTAGCCTGACGTGCAGTATTTGAGATAGTTGCAACAGCTGTACGGCTTATGCTCTCAGCATGATTAAGATTAACCCCCAAAGCATCTTTAACACGCTTTGCTATTTGTGGTGTACTCTCACCAGATAGCATACCAATACGTACGGCTTTTTTCATATCCTCATTCATGCTTTGGTCTACTGATTTAACCCACTCTGATAGCGTAGCCCCTTGAATATAGCTATCACTTACAATCTTAGCCATAACTGTTTCAGTAGGTAACTTTGAGGCTATATTAATCCCTACCGCCCCATTGATTGACGATTGTGCCCACGTTGCTTCACTCATTGCAAACTCATTCAATTGTGGCTTAATATCCAAAGCTACTTCGGCACGTGACTGTAATTCTCGTATGATTTTATTCACGTTTTTAATATCAATATTGTCGTAGGTTTTGAGCTGTTTAACCATATCGTCAATAACCATTAAATAAGCGTTTACTACCTCTTTAGATAGTGAATTGCTGTACCGTTGGATAATTAAAGCTCTTGTTATGGTTAGGTCATTTAACTGTGTTGATATATTTTCCATGTTCTACCTCATACAGTTTTATACATAGTGATTCAATACGATCATTAAGCGTCTTTAATTCACGCTCATAGTATTCTTGCATAGCTTTAATCTCTTCTTTAATAGAATCAAGCTGTGACATTTTTCGGTGGTGGTACTGATAATGACGGCATTGCTATATCTACCTCTCCTTGATGATCTTCAAACGATACATCCTCACCTATTAACTCACCTTTTTGGAGATTGATAAACAATTCACGCTCACTTAATGCGCCTAGTTGCCATGCACTTACCAATTCACGTAATGTAGCACTATCAAGCGTTGTGAGGTTGTAATCGGTATTTAGTGCGAACTTAATATCTGTATTATCTCCTGCCCACATAGACATAATCTCTAATGCTTTTTTAATCCCTCTTGAGCACGTATCGGCAATAGAAATAATGATTGATCGCTCGCTACTTGTACGCATAGCCATTGTGGACTCTGCAATTTGTGCGTTGCTGTCTGATGATAATAGCTTTGCACCTAATGCCGCTATTGAGTCTTTAGATGCTACCATTTTACGCTCTAAAGTTTGGAGTCCGTCGCCTTTGAATTCCAGATATTCACCATGTCCGCTAGGGTCTGGAAAGGTATGTGCGAATGAACTACCGAGTGTGATTTTCTCGCCTTGTTGTAACTGCGCACCCCAGAATAGAGCCGTAGGCAATGCGGTATAGTGCGCGCCATGTGAATAATCGACTGCCGTTGCAAAATGGTTTATATTTACCTTTGCAATGTCATATAGTGGAGACTTAGATGGATTGATAGTCAAATTATCAGGCGTAATCGATACGAATGGGATGAAGTTAATCGCTTTACCATTCATTACAGGTATTGATTCACTCATAACGATATAATTATCATTCGCTTTCTCAAATACTCGAACAGTACACACACCTTCACTTAATGAATACACACGATAACGCTCGGCTGTTTTGCTTTCGAACTCACTTACCCATTGGTCATATGTTTCAAATAATACCAGCATAGATAGTGCCGTGACGTTGTTAATCGTTTCCGTTTTCCAATTAATAATTGTTTCAGTGTTGTATGTTTTGATATATGGGCGGATATTAAGCAATTCTACGTCTGCCTTACTCATTCCTTGAGTATCAACGCTCGGCATATCAACCAGTAAGCCTACACGCCCGACAGCTGTAACTTCACTGACGGCTAACTGTGCAAGGTCTGTAAGTGTTGAGCTATCAAGGTCGATATTATCTATGTACTGCTCCATAATAGAGCCTAG